TGCCGCTCTTCGAGCCGATCGAAGAGGACTACAACGCGGCGCTCTGCGACATGACATTCGAGACGCTGTTGCGCGAGGGCGCCTTTGGTGGCGCGGATCGCATCCCCGAAAGCCTGCAAGGCTCGGACGTGCGCTTTGCCTTCGAAAGCCCGCTGGCGAAGGCGGCGGAACGCGAGAAGGGCCAGCAATTCCTCGAGATGAAGGCGATGATCGCGCAAGCCGTCGAAGTCGATCCGGCCGCGCAATATACGGTGGACTTCGGTGTGGCGCTTCGGGATGCGCTGTCAGGCTCCGGCACGCCGCAGGCATGGATGCGCAGCGAGGATGCGGTTGCCGCGGCGATGGATCGTGACGCTCAGGCACAGGACGCCTCGCGGGCGCTGGCCGGGATGCAACAGGGTGCCGATGTTGCCCAGAAGCTCGGCGTGGCAGCCAAGGCGTTCGCAGCATGAAACCGCGCGATCCGGCATGGAAGCCGGTGGACTACAGCGAGGCAGTCGTGCTGGCGTTCAAGTCGCTGGCGACGGGAACCGCCAACGATATTCAACAGAAGCTGGCGCTGGACTGGCTGATCACGACGGCCGCCGGCACCTATGAGCTTTCCTTCCGGTCGGACAGCGACGGGGGCGAGAGAGAGACGGCATTCGGAGAGGGTCGGCGATTCGTCGGACTTCAGGTCGTCAAGATGGTCAACCTGCCGCCGCGACTGGTGGCTGAAATGAGGAAGCAGAATGCCCGATGACGTGATCGACGCGCCGCTTGATGGCGGAAACCCGTCGGATGCACCGAAGAGTGAGCCTGCCGCACCTGCCGATGGTGCCGCACCGGCGGGTGCTGGCAAGTCGCTGGCGGATGGTGGCGGTGGCGACAAGCCAGCCGCTGCGCCGGCCGACTGGCCCGCCGACTGGCGCACCCGCATGGCCGGCGACGACAAGGACGCGATGAAGTCGCTCGACCGCTACAAGTCGCCTCTGGACGTGGCAAAGGCTTTGCGCGAGGCACAGAAGAAAATATCGGCCGGCCCGGCGCAACCAGCGCTGGCGAAGGACGCAAGCCCGGAGGACGTGGCGGCTTACCGCAAGCAGATCGGCGTGCCGGAAAAGGCCGATGGCTACCTTGAAAGCCTGCCGAACGGGCTGGTGATTGGCGAGGCTGACAAGGAAATTGCCGGATCGTTCCTCGAAACGGCCCATGCCGCGAACATGCCGCCGGCCTTCGTCGGCGCGGCGCTCGACTGGTATTACAAGACCGAAGAGGCGAAGGTCGCCGCCGCGGCGCAGTCGGACAAGGAATTTCGCGTCGCGGCAGAGGATGAGTTGCGCGGCGAGTTCGGCGGCGACTACCGCATGACGCTCAATTCCGTGAAGAACTTCCTCGACGCAGCGCCGGTCGTCGGCAAGGACGAGTCCGGCGCTGATGTGACGCTCGGAGACATGCTGCGCGGTGCGCGCACACCGGACGGCCGGTTGCTCGGCGACAACCCGGCGTTCCTGCGCTGGATGGCGGACATGGCCAGCCGGGAAAACCCGGCCGGCTTCGTGGCCCCAGCGGGCGGCGGCTCGCAGGCGGACAGCGTGGCCGAAGAGGTCGCCAAGATCGAGAAATACATGCGCGAAGATCGCGCCGCCTACAACAAGGACGCGAAGGCACAAGAACGCCTTCGCACACTCTACGATGCCCAGGAGAAGCTGGCATCGCGCTGATGGACACCCCGGCAACGGCCCCATCGAAACCAAAGACAGACAGCACGAAAGACAACGCCCCGCGCGGGCGGCGGATACCCTCGCAAGAGCCCGCCGGCCATTCGGACACCCTGCGTCGGATGTGCCTCTCCTTCAATCAATGAGGTAATCCAATGGCAGAATCTGCTTTCCAGAAGCAGTATCGGCAGGAGATGATTGCGGGCTTTGAACAGCTCCAGTCGATCGTGCGCGATACCGTCACGACCGAAGCCGTCATCAAGGGCAACCAGGCGGAAATGCTGGTTGTCGATTCGGGCGGCGCAACCGCTGTCACGCGCGGAGTGAACGGGCTCATCCCGTCGCGCGCCGACAACAATACGCAGACGACCGTCACGCTCGTCGAATGGCACGATCTTGTGCGCAAGACGGGCTACAACATCTTCGCCTCGCAGGGCGACCAGCGGGCGGTGATGCAGAAGACGACGATGGGCGTGATCAACCGCAAGATCGACGCGGACATCATCGCCGAACTCAACACCGGCACGGTCAACACCGGCGGCGCGGCGGTTGCATCCATGTCTCTGGTTCTCAAGGCCAAGACCATGTTGCAGAACGCGGATATCCCGTGGGACAACCAGATCACGGCGCTCATCACGCCGGCGTTCGAGGGGTATCTTATGCAGATCGCGGCCTACGCGTCAGCGGACTACGTTGACGCCAAGCCGCTGACCGGCGGCGCGGGGTGGGCCGACAAGGTGCGGCCGCGGCGCTGGATCGACGTGAACTGGATCGTCCATCCGAACCTGCCGGGTGTCGGCACCAACGCGGAAAAGTGCTTCATGTATCACAAGTCGGCCGTCGCTCACGCGGCGAATACCGGCGGCATGATGACCTCGGTCGGCTACGATGACGAACAGGACTACTCGTTCGCGCGTTGCTCGGTCTTCATGGGCACGCAAATCCTGCAGAACTCGGGCGTCGTGGTGATGAACCATGATGGCTCGGCGCTGTCGTCGTAAGGAGGCGAGACAATGGCTTACAGCACTTCCAACCCTCCGGCCTGCATCAGCACCGGCCTGCTCAACGGCCTCGGCAAGGTGTGGGTGTATCGCTCGACGGACGCCTCCACGGTGGTGGACGCGGCCGGCTACTTCACCAACGGCTACGACCTCGGGATGCGCGCCGGAGACGTGATCTACGTCTGCGATACCGACGCCTCGCCGCTGGCGATCCAGATCCACATCGTCAACGCCGCAACGGCCGCGAGTGTGGACCTGTCGGACGGCATCGCGATCACCGCGACCGATACCGACTGACAACCGGGCGGGGCTGTCATGGCCCCGCCCTTCCCTTCGCCCATTGGAGAGACACATGAAACCGACGCGGCTGCAGCTCGCCGAACACGCCAGTATCGTCTACTACCACGTCCCGGAGTTTGGCGTGGCGCTCGACGATCTTCTGGCGCCGTCCTACTGGACGCATGTCGCCAAGGACTTGCGTCCCGGCAACCGGATCGAGGTTCTGTCGCCGATCGGCGACTGGTGGGCGATGCTGATCGTGCGCAACGTCACGCGGATCGAGGCGGCGGTGTCCGTGCTGGATCATGTCCAGCTTGAGGAAGCGCCGGCGGCGGCGACCCCGGATCAGCCCTACCGCATCCAGTGGCGCGGCCCGAGCGCAAAATGGGGCATCGTGCGCAATGCGGATGGTGGCGTCGTCAAGGACGGCATGGCCAGCCGCGAGATGGCGGAACAGTGGCTGAAGAACCACGAGAAGGCTATGGCGGCCTGACATGGCGATCACCAACAGCGACCGGCTGGATGTCTACAACGGGGCGCTGCGGCGCCTCGGTTCGCGCCGGCTGGCCTCGCTTACGGAAAACCGCGAGCCGCGGCGGGTGCTGGATGGCATCTGGAACAATGGCGCGCTGGTCAACTACGCGCTTGAGCGCGGCGAGTGGAACTTTGCCATTCGATCGGTGCAGGGTGCCTACAACGCGAGCATTACGCCCGGCTTCGGGTTTCGCCGGGCATTTGACAAGCCGGACGACTTCCGGCGCCTGGCCGGACTGTCGGCGGACGAATATTTCCGCCGCCCGCTCACGGCCGAGGAATACACCGACGAAGGCGGATACTGGCTGTCTGACAACGACACGATCTTCATCCGCTATGTGTCGTCGCATGGCAGCTACGGCCATGACTCGTCGCGGTGGACGGAGAGCTTCCGCTACTATCTCGAGACATGCATGGCGCTTGAGGCGTGCGAGCGCATCACCAACTCGGACACCAAGCTGCAACTGATCGAGCGGGATCAGCGCAAATACCTGACGCAGGCGAAGTCGGCGGATGCCATGCAGGAAGGTGTCAAGTTTCGTCCGGTCGGTGCGTGGGCGTCGTCTCGCGGCGGCAACTATGATCGCGGGTCGCGGATCAGATGAAGACGCGCGACATTCTCGCCACGTTCAACCGCGGCCTCATCGGCCGGATGGCGGTGGCGCGTGTCGATGTGGAGCGGGTGCGTCTCTCGGCCGAGGAACAGACGAACTGGTTGCCGCGGGTACTTGGTCCCATGTCGCTGCGGCCTGGCATGAAGAAGCACGGACCCGGCGCCACGGTTGGCGGTGACGGCTCCTACATCCCCTTCGTGTTCTCGCGCGACGATACCGCCATTCTGGAACTGTCGTCCTTCGGGATGCGGATATGGGACGATGGGGAGACACGGGTCAGTCGCCCGACAGTTGCCGCAACGATCACGAACGGGACGTTCGACAGCGATTTGTCTGGGTGGACATCGGCGGATGAGGCTGGCGCGTCGTCGATATGGTCGGCCGGCGGCTACATGCGGCTCCTTGGCACCGGGTTCGCTGCCGCTCGGCGCCGTCAGGCTATCAGCATCGCCGCAACCGGCACGGTTCACGGGCTGCGGATCACGGTGCAGCGCGGGCCAGTTGTCATGCGGATCGGATCGTCGGCCGGTGCGGATGACGTGTTCCGGCAGATCGTGCTGCGCACGGGCGTTCACAGCATCGCCGTCAACCCATCCGGCAACGCGACGATCCATGTCGAGTTTTCGTCGATCCTGAAATACCCGGTGCTGGTGGACAGCATCGCCATTGAAAGCGGCGTCGTGACGCTGCCGACGCCATGGCCGACGGCGGCGGACAACAAGACGCTGCGCTGGCGCCAGAGCGGAGATGTGATCTTCGTCGCGTCCAATGTTCAGCAACGGCGGATCGAGCGGCGCGACAACAATTCATGGTCGCTCGTGCTCTACGAGGCGAACGACGGGCCGTTCCTGGTGGAGAACGTCGATAGCGTGTCGATCACGCCGTCGGCCATTTCCGGGGCTATCACGCTCACGGCGACGCAGCCGCTGTTCCGGTCATCGCATGTCGGGGCGCTCTGGCGTCTCACGTCGCAGGGCCAGCGCGTCAAGGGGCTTCTGGTGGCTGATCTGGCCTATACCAACCCCATTCGGGTGACTGGCGTCGGCGCGGACAGGCGCTTCACCTTCACCATTGCCGGCACATGGGCGGGGACGCTCAGGCTTCAGCGATCCATCGGCGATGTCGGCGCATGGGTGACGGTGAACACCTATACCGCCAACGGCACGGCGAACTACGCGGATGGGCTTGACAACACGGTAGCCTATTACCGGATGGGGTTCGATGCTGGCGACTACACATCGGGGGCGGCAGACGTAACCCTCGAATTTTCGGCTGGATCGATCATCGGCGTGGTGCGGATCACGGGCTACACGTCGGCAACATCGGCCAGCGCGATCGTGCTGAAGGACTTGGGCGACAACTCCGCCACGACGATCTGGGCGGAAGGCGCGTGGTCGGACTGGCGGGGCTGGCCGAGTGCGGTGGAAATATCGCAAGGCCGGCTATGGTGGTTCGGCAATGGCCGCGCCTTCGGGTCGATCTCGGACGCCTATGCGTCGTTCGATCCAGACTATGAGGGAGACGCCGCGCCGATCAACCGCACGGTCTCCGACGCGGCCGGGTTCGACGTGAATTGGGCGATGGCGATCGAGCGGATGTTCGTCGGCACAAGCGCAATGGTGCAGGTGGTGCGGTCGTCGTCGCTTGACGAGCCGATCACGCCGTCGAACTACAACGTCAAGACGGCTACCGGGAAGGGAGCCGCTGCGCTGATGCCGGCCATTTCCGGCAAGGTCGGTTATTTCGTGGGCGGCGACACGATCAGCCTCTATGAGTTGCGCCCGGATCAGACCGGGATCGACTACGCGGCGACGAAGATGAACATTCTCGTGCCGGAAGTCTCTGGCGCGGGCATCGTCAAGATCGCGGCACAGGAAGAGCCTGACTTTCGGCTTTATTGCGTGCTGGCAGACGGGACGGTGGCACTTCTGGTGAGAGACGACGCGGAAAATGTCGTGTGCTGGGTGCCGCTTGAGACGGACGGAGTGATCGAGGATGTATGTGTGCTGCCGGCGGTGATCGAGGATCGTGTGTTCTTCCGGGTGCGCCGCACCATCGGCGGGGTTGATGTGCGGTATCATGAGGAGCTGGCGCGGATCGACGAATGCGCCGGTGGCGCGCTCAGTCTTCTCGCGGACAGCTCCATCACCGGGACGGGCGTCGTGTCGGGGCTGGCGCATCTGGAAGGCAAGGACGTGGTGGTGTGGGCGGATGGCGCGGATCAGGGCACGCACGCGGTTGTGGCTGGCGCCCTGCCGACGCTCACGGCCAGTTTCACGACATGGTGCGCCGGACTCGGCTATCAGGCGCGCTATCGCAGCGCCAAGCTGATCGGCCAGACCGGCATGGGCGTATCCCTGACGCAGCGCACACGTGTCAACAAGATCGGTCTGCTCTTGGCAGACACGCACGCTCAGGGGCTTCAGTTCGGGCCTGACTTCAACACACTGGACGATCTGCCGCTTGTCGAGGATGGCGACGACGTGGCGACCGGCACGGTATGGGCGGCCTACGATCAGGACATGATCGAGTTTCCCGGCGACTGGGATACCGACAACCGCATCTGCCTGGTCGCCAATGCGCCGCGGCCCTGCACCGTTCTGGCGGCGGTGATCAATGTCGACCGGCACGATCACGACTAGGCCGGCGCGGCCATCTGACTTCGATGCGTTCCACGGGCGCCGGCCGGATCACGCGGTGCGGGCGTGGGTGCTTGAAGTCGATGGCGAGGTTGTCGGCATGGCGGGCTGGCGGGTTGCTGGCGAGCATATGGTTGTGTTCAGTGACCTGAAGCCCGGTGTGGCGAAGATGACGGTCTGGCGGAAGGCGAAGCAGTTGATGGCCATGATCGACTTTCCGGCATTCTGTGAATGCACGGAGACATCCGGGCCGATGCTGTTGCGCCTTGGCTGGCGGCATGTCGCCGGCAACGTCTACAAATACGAGCCGAGGTAGGATATGGCACAGCTATTCGCGGCTGCGGTCGGCGCGATCAAGGGCGCTACGCTCGGTCAGGTTTTAGCCGCCGGTGGTTCCGTTGTCTCGGCGGCAGGGTCGATCGCATCTGGCAATGCACAGAAGGCGTCGGCCGACTTTCAGGCACGGCAACTCGAAGCCCAGGCGACGGCAGAGCGCGCTTCCGCATCGCTTGAGGCCGAACAGGAAGCAAAACAGAAGCGCCTTGTGGCGAGCCGTGCGCGCGCGGTGGCGGCGGCGAGCGGCGGCGGGCAGGACATCGGGCTTCTCGGCGACATCGAGGAGGAAGGCACCTATCGCCAGATGCTGGCGACATGGGGCGGCGAGGAACGCGCCAAGGGACGCCAGGCGCAGGCGGCGGCGGCAAGGATGGAAGGCAAGGCTTACAAGCGGGCCGGGTTTCTGGCCGGGGCCAAGACGCTTATGGCGGGTGGATCGTCGTTCATGGAGCGCTACGGCTGATGGCTACGCTTCCGACAGTCGCGGACATGGGCCGGCGCCCGATCCCGGCGCCGCAACGGGCCATTGCGCAAGTCTCGCCGCGCGCCGCGTCGGCGGTGGCGGATGCCGTGTCGGCGCTCGGCGACGAAGCATCCCGTGTCGGCTTCGAGATGATCGACCGCGAGGCGACGGCCGAGGCGAAGGATCGTGACGCGCTGGTCTCCGACCAGATCAGGGGCCTGCTCTACGATCCGCAAGGCGGCTTCATGAACCTTGAAGGCGGCACGGCGGTCCAGCGGCGTCAGGCGGTCGTCGGGCAACTGGAAGGCATCAAGTCGAAGGCCATGGAAGGGCTGTCGCGGCCGGCACAGAAGAAACTGCAGGACGTGCTGGATCGGCGCATTGAGAGCGCCATGCTGTCGGTGGACACGCATTCGGCAAGCGCGCGCAAGACGTGGGTGGCGGGTGCCTCGGCGGCACGGATAGAGAGCGCATATCAGGACAGTCTGGCCGATCCCGCCAGCACGGCGGCGAATATCGGCCTCATCACGGGCGAGTTGCGCGGCCGGGCGGTGGATGAGGGATGGGCGCCGGAAAAGCTTGATCTGGAAGTGCAGAAGGCAACGTCGAAGGTCTACAACGACCAGACGATCCGCATTGCGTCCACCGATCCTGTCGCCGCAATGCAGTATCTGCGCCAGAACCAGGACAGCATGTTGCCGGCGGACGTGGTGAACCTTGAGGCGAAGCTGCAGCCGGCGGTGAAGGAGTTCATCGGCTGGCAGAAGGGCCGGGAGTTGTTCGCCAATGTCTCGGCGCCGGCGATGGCGTCGTTCAAGGCGCTTGAGGATGCCATCGGCTATCCGCTCAAGGTCAACTCGGCATTCCGCGACGCGGCGCATAACGAGGCCGTTGGCGGCGCCAAGGGCTCGCAGCATGTCCACGGCAACGCCTTCGACGTGGATGTGTCGGGCATGTCGGTTGAACAGCGGCAGGACTTGATCCGGCAGGCACGGGCGGCCGGGTTTTCGGGCATCGGCGTCTATGACAACGCGCTCCATTTCGATGTGGGCGGGGATCGCGCGTGGGGCGCGGACTACCATCGCGGGTCGCTGCCGGAATGGGCGGCGGAAGCGGTGACATCGCCGATCGGCGAGCGGCCGTCGATGTGGGACACGGTGATGGCCGAGGAAGACCCGGCGATCCGCAAGTCGATGGCTGACGCGATCACGCTGGAACAGTCCATCGCCGACGGCGAGCGGAAGGCGGAACTGGCCGGGGCAAGGGATGCCGCTTTCCAGATGATCGAGGCGGGCGGCGATGTGATGAAACTGCCGCTAGAACAGCGCCAGATGCTCGGCGAGGACGCCATGTCCGGGCTGTTGACCTATCAGGCGAAGCGCTTCGCGGGCGAGCCTGTCGAGACGGACCCGCAAACCTACCTGACGCTCCGCCAGTTGCAGGCGAACGATCCCGAGCGCTTCCGCAACACCGACCTGACGCCCTATGTTGGATCGCTGTCCGAAACAGACTGGAAGAAGTTCGTTGATGCGCAGACCGCGTCCCCGGACCCTGCCACCAAGGTGACGGCTGCTGCTGCATCCACGATGATGGAGACGGCGAAGCGCCAGATGGTGGCGGCAGGTATCGACGCCTCGCCGAAGGAAGGCACGACGGCGGCGAAGAAGGTGGCGACGATCCAGATGCAACTCCTGCAATGGCAGGACACCTACATCAAGGAGAAGGGCGAGGCGCCGTCGCAACTCGATATCGACCGGCGGGTGGCGAAGATGCTGACGCCGGTGACGATCAACCCGCCCGGCCCGATGAACGAAAAGGACGTTCTGGCGTTCGAATTGGGCGGCCTCGGCCTTGACGAAAGCGCCCTTGGCAACGCGGACATCATCGTCGGCGATGTGACCTATCCTGCCGCCCGCGTGGATGAAGCGGCCGCCGCGCTGCGTGATGCGGGAATGCCGGTAACGGCGGAAAACCTTGTGACGATCCTCGGCATGGTGGTGCAATGAACGACTTCACCGCCGCCGCCGAACTTCTGAAACAGCAACAGACCGGTGCAGTTTCGCCGCTCGCCCGCGCGGCAGAGACGATGAAGGCGCAACAGGCTGGCCAGGTCGGGATGGCGTTGACCTATGACGATCGCGATCCGGACGCAGAGGCGAAAAGCCGGCAGGTTGGCGCGGCGCTTGGCATCAACCCGGTGGTCGTCGGAGCCGACCCGGAAGCCTACGATCTGCAACTGCGCATGAAGCAGGCGGCAGATGGGCTGCGGCGAGCGCCGAAGACGGCGGCATGGCTGGCGGATCGGGAGAACGGCGTTCTTGCAAAGGACGATCTCGACAACCTGACGTGGTGGGAGCGCGTCCTCAACGCGCCATCTCAGGGCCTTGTCGAGATGGGCGATGCCGCGGAAGGGTCTGCGGCCGGGCGCATGATAGAGCGCGGCGTGCGGCGCATTCCGATGGCCGGCGACGTGCTGTCGGTGCAGGGCACGTCGGCGCGGATCGCCGATGTCGGCCGCTCGCTGGACGATCTCATCGCCGAGGAACTGGCACAGGTCGGCGGTGACTCGGCGCCTGCCCCCATGAGGTCGATGGCGCTGATGGCGGCGCAGGTGCGCTTTGATGCCGCCCGTGATCTCTCCCCCGAGGATGTGCGGCGGCTGCTGGATCGCGGTTCTGCGGCGCTCCTGTCGGCGCGGGAGCGGTCCGACAAGATCGCCTCCATTCCGATGTCCGGGCCGGCGACGGCGTTCCGCGACGAAACCCTCGCCAATGCCGAGGATACCTTCCTCGGTGCGCTCGGCGCCTTTGCCAGCGATCCGATCCGCGGCGCGGCCTTCGCGGCCGAGGTCGCGGGCGAGTTCCTGCCGGCGATCCTCGGCGCCTCGGCGGTGACGGTGGTGACGCGCAGTCCAGCGGCGGGCGCCCTGACGGTCGGCCCGGTGTCGGGGCTGACGGAAAACGGGGCGTCCACGATGGAGTTCCTGGCCGAGCGCGGCGTCAGGATGGAAACGCCGGAAGACGCCATGGCGGCCTTGCAGGATGCGGACCTGATGCAAGCGGCCCGTGATCGCGGACTGACGCGCGGTCTCGTCATCGGCATGATGGACGCGATCTCCGGCGGGGTTGCCGGCAAGACGCTGATGAAGTCTCCGGCGGGTGACATGATCGCGCAAGGGCTGGCACAGGTCGGCCTTGGCGGCGGCGGCGAAGCCCTCGGGCAACTGGCGTCGGGTCAGAATGTGTCATGGAAGGACATCGTGATCGAGGGCCTGGCCGAACTGGTCACGGCCCCGATCGAGGTGATCGGCGTCGGCGGGCGGCGGCTGCTGCGCGGCGCGGTCAAGGCGGGGACCGCCGGGGAGACGGCGGAGACGCTGGCCGAGGCGGACGCACAGGCGGCAGCCTCCCGGCTGAAGGTGCGCGCGCCGGAGAAGTTCCGCGAGGCGCTGGAAGCGCAAGGACTCGGCGACAAGACGATCCATGTCCCGGCCGATGCCTTGCGGGAGTATTTCCAGGCCAAGGACGTGGCGTTCGACGAAGACACCATGCGGGCGTGGGGTATCGACCCGGTGACCTTCGAAGAGGCGGCGCAGTCCGGCAACGACGTGGCGGTGCCCATGTCGAATTATGCCACCTACATCGCCGGGACGGACGCGGCGGCGTGGTTCGCCGAGAACGCCACGACCGATCCCGAGGAACTGTCGCTGGCGGAAGTCCGCGCGTTCAACATGCGCGTGCAGGACATCATGCAGGACGCATTCGAGGAAGCCGAGGCGGCGCGGCTTGATCAGGACGCCACCCGCGCGGCGGATGTGCAGATATACGACGACATGTTTTCGCAACTGCGCGAGGCCGGCCGCTCGCCGGACGCGGCGCGGCAGGAAGCGACGATGTGGGCGGCGTTCTGGCGCACGATGGGCGAGCGCTACGGCGAAGACCCGCTGGACATGTCGCGCGACATGCCGGTGCGGGTGCGCGGCCCGCAGTCGCCAGAGTTCCGCCGCCGCGATGCGCTCGACATCGCGCTCAACACGCTACGGACGAAGGGCGAGAAGGCGCTGAAGCCGCGCGGACTGTCGCTCGCCGAGTTCGTCAAGGCGAAGGGCGGTGTGCAGGATGCCGGCGGCGACGTGGCGGCGATGGATGCGCCGAAGGGCGTGGTGGCAGAGACGGCGGAGGAGATGAAGGCCCGCGCGTCGCAGCCGTCGCTCGGCGGCGTGATGCCGGCCGAGGGGCGCGGACTGTCGCTTGACGAAATGGGGCGGCTTGCAGCCGAGGCGGGGTATTTCCCCGATCTCATGGGCGAGGTCAACCTCGGGACCAAGGGCGAGGCGTCCGACTTCGCGGCGCGGCTCCTGGATGCGCTGAGCGAGGACGTGGCGGGCCGCAAGGTCTATGCCGAGGGGGAAGGGCCGGACGCGAACCTACAGGCCCTCAGTGACGCTCTCAGCGCGCGCGGCATCGACATTGCCACGGCGACGAACGATGAGATCGCGGCGGCGCTCGATGCGACGGATGGGCAGCAGTACAATCAGGATGGGACGCTCAAGACCGACACGCCGGAGTTCAAGGCGTGGTTCGGCGACAGCAAGGTGGTGGATGAGAACGGCGAACCGCTGGTCGTGTACCATGGAACGCCGGTCGACGTTGATCGTAAGAACTTCCGATTTATGGAGGATCGTATCGGGTCGACCACTGATGCCGGGCACGTCGGTCGCGGCTTCTATTTTGCGAACACCAAGGGAGAAGCAGGATACTACGGCAAGAATATCGTCGCGGTTTACCTGTCCATTCAGAACCCTCTCAATCTGACAAACGATACCGGCGATCTGACGTTTTCCGGGCACTTCCTGAATTGGGCCCCGCAACTCGATGTGATTGGCGCGCTTTCATCTG